TGATGGTCGCGTTAAGCTGCTGCAGGGCCGCGGCATATGCTTCCACGTCCCCAGACTGGACACCGGCGCTGATGGTCTCCTGAAGGCCCTTGATGGCCTCTTCAGCGCGTCCAGCGACAAGGGCCAAGGCCTCGGCATACGTGCTGCTCGATACCAAGTCGGTACCGGCAGCCTCGAAGGCGTCTTCAGCCGCTTCGAGGATTGCCTTGCGTAACCCGTCGGAATACTTGGCAAGAAGCTCGTCGAGCTCCATGTCCGAGCCAAAGTCCCAGCTACCGCCGGCAACGCCCTCGACCTTGCGACCGAACTCGATGGTCGTCTCCCGCAGCATATCCACGTACTTATCGCCGAAGGCCCCAACGGCCGCCTCAACCTCGGCGAACTGCTGCGCTGCAACCTGCTCCAACGCGGCGGCGATTTTCTCGCCGGCGTCGTAATCGGCCCCGTCCTTGGTGTGGAACTCGAACCCGGCGCGGAAGTTCCCTCCGCCGATGCGCTCGGCGTCGATATTCCCCCACCGGATGCGCTGGGCGTTGAAGATGACCGATGGGGAGCGCTCGTCACCACTAAAGAGCGAGCTGGCCAACCCGCCCAACACTGCCCCGGCGGCGGTGCCGACGACAGGCAGCGCAGACCCAGCCGTGGCCCCGAGAGCGGCCCCAGCAGTGGATGACGCAAGGGCAGATCCGCCCCATGCCCCGAGCGCCCCGCCCAAGCTGGCCGTGATGCCACTGTACTGGTTTTGCGGGAGACCGAGCGACCCGCCGAGGAGAGAGTAGCCAAGGCCACCGAGGGCGCCCATGCCAAGGGCCGCGCCAATCGTCAAGCCGCCACCAGTGAGGCCTGCGAGGTTCTCCGCGGCGGCCAATGATGCGACAGGCCCGCCCGCAGTGCCACCTGCGGCCAGGGACATGGCCCCGCCCGAGAGCATGGTGGTGCCGGGGAGTTGGGTCGCAAGTAACCCGGTGACGGCGTTCATGCCGGGTATTTTCGACAACATTGAGCCCGGCTGCACAAGGCTGGAAAGGCTCGACAGATTGAACCCACCATTGCCGCCCGTCAACGACTGCACGGCCTGGGCTGCGTTGCTGGTCCCAGGCATGCTGAATGCCCCAGCCAAACCGCCGGCCACCGGCATGACGATTGCCTGGATGATGGGCCGCAGCACTAAGGTCTGGAACATATTGACGATTGTGTCGCGCAGGTTGCGCGCGAAGTCCTTCCCGGACTCGAACCCGCGCATCAGCGCGTCCGTCAGACTGCGCTCGATGTTCTTAGCCGTGCGCTCCCATTCCCGCTGGGCCTGCTGCGCACTCTCTGCCGCGGCTTCCTTGACTTCATGGGCCTTGAGGGCCGCGACAAGTCGCCGCTGCGCAGCAATGCGCGCATCAAGGGCCTCGATATAGCCCGGGATGACATTGGTCGCAGTCTCCATGGCGGCGCGTTGCTGCTCTAGCTCTGCCAGGGTGAGCTCCGCCAAGGCAGCCTTCCCCTGCCCGAACACCGCGTTGGCCTGCTCTTGTGCCTTGGCCTGCCGCTCGGTCGCGTGGACGGCATTCCATACGGCATCAAGCTGCTTTTTGCGCTCGGCTTCGGCCGCAGCAAGCTCCTTTGCCTGCTTGATGGCGAAGGGTTGCCGCTTGGTCAGCTCGTCAAGGAGCTGGATCTGCTGCTGGTCGGTGATGAGGCCCTCGCGCCGCATGGCCTGGATGCGGGCAAGCTGTTCGTAATAATCGTCAGTGATTCCGGCCAGCTGGTTCAATAGCTTGGTGCGCTCTCGAAGCTCGCGGCTCTCCTCAGACCCCCTGTCCGGCTTTTCGTACGACGCGCGAATGGCGGCAATGCGCCGCTCAAGCTCCTCACGGGAGACCCCAGCGCGAAGGGCGAGCTCGGTCGCAGCGGCAATCTCGCGCTCCATCTTCTCCCGTTGGGAGAGGAACTTGAGCCCATCCTGGTCGAACTTCGCGCGGGCCTTGACCATGTCGGCTTGTGCCCGTTGCTGCGCCGCGATCTCTTCTTCTTTCTGGATTTGCTCTTCAAGGACTCGGATCCGCTCTTTTGTCGCGTTGATCTGGTCTTGGTAGAGGAACTGGTTGAGCGGGCTGCGCTTTGCCTCTTCGAGATAGACCGCAAGGTGCTTCCTGGCGGCCTCGAGGTCCCGATACGGGTTGCGGATGCCAGCCACCCCATCGAGCCAGTGGACGACCTCGTCCCAAGCCTCCTTGACGGCGCTGGCAATCTCCCTCCAGCCCCGCGCGAAAAGATTTAGGTTCGCATCGACTTGTGACGCTCGGCTATCGATTGCCTCTGCGAATGCCTCCTGGGCGACCCTCGCGGCTTCTGTTACGCGGCCCTGCTCCATGAGCGCCTTGATTTGCTCATACGTGGAGGCCGTCAGATAGTTCATGCTCTCGTTGAGCTCGAGCGACGCCCTGAGTGGCTCCTTTGCCAGCGCGGCAAACTGCTTCGCCGTAGTCTCTACCGCCTGGCCGGTTGCCTGCTCGAAGCGGATGGCCGCCGCAGCAAACTCTTGGAGAGCTTCCCGGCCCTGAATGCCGGCGCGGACAAACTCGACGAGTGTCTCTGCCGCGTGGCTCTGCGTGCCGGCAACGGTGTCAATGGCCGCAGCTATCTGGCTGAGCTGCCCAGCGCTTACCCCAGCAGCCCCGCCGGTCAAGACGAGCGCCTTGGAGAGCTCTTGGGCCTGTTTCTGCGCCGAGTAGAGCGCAGCACCAAGCGCTCCGACAGCGGCCAGGCCGACGTTGAGCGGAGTGATCAGCCCGACAACATGCCTACCGAGGGCCTGGGCCGCGGCTCCGGCGCTTCCAAAGATATCGCGTAGCTGGCCGCCCTGCTGCAAGAACACCTGCATGACCGACTGTCCGCCGGCCAGGGACACAACGATGTCGGTGAGTTGCATCGGGACCTGGCGCAGTGCCGCGGCCGTCTGCTTCGCCGTAAGCCCCATGGAGTGCATCGACTGTGCGGCAGCATCCTGAGCAGCACGAGCTTCGCGAAGGACCTTGAGGTATGGCTCCAGCACTTCCGGCTTGATGCCGCGCTGCTGCGCCAAGGCCAAGATGTACGCCTCGGTGTTCTTGCCCCCGGCTTGGGCCTCGGCGGATAGGCGCTGAATAAGAGCAATCAGGCTCCGAGTACTGGCGTCGACCTTCTTTTGAGACCTGGCGGCTGCTTCCCCAATGTTCTGGAAGCTATTTGCCGCCTGCTCGGTGGCGCGAGCTGTCTCCTGGCTGAACTGCGCGACGCTGTTCTTTGCGCTGGAGAGCCCCGCCTGCGTGCGGTCAGTGACGGCGACCTCGAGCTGTATCTTGCGGGCTTTCGTCATGTCATTCCCTGGCGTTCATCGTCGCGAGAGCCTCTCGCTCCATCACCTGAATATCGTTGAACATCTCTTCCCACTCTTCGTCCGTCGTGGCAAGACGGTCAAGTAGTGGATAGAGCGCCGCATAATCCAGCCCGGTCGGGCCGCACATCCCCACTCGCCATTGGGTCTGGAGAGAGCAAAACAAGCGAAATACGGTCCAATGCTCAGGCCACACCTCGACCTCTTCGGTCTTCGAGGCCTCGGCCACAAGGGCGACGAAGGCGTTTGCGGGCGGGTCATCGTCCTCTCTTGTGTAGAGCGCCCGCGCCGCTGCCTTCAGTTTCCCAAGCGGCCCTCTGTGACCGCGAGGCGGTACTGATCGATGATCTCCATGGCCGCGCCGGGAAGCTCGTCACAAAGCTGCGCGACATTCTCCCGGGAGAACTCACAGTCCAGATTCCACCCGTCCGCAATCTGCATGATGTAGTCGGCGTTGGAATCGCGAGTCTTGGCGAGCGCTTCCGCCAGCGAGAACTTGAGGTCGTCGTCAGAAGCCCCCCTCTGCTCGGTCTTGGATGCAGCCATGAGGTCATCGACAAACTTGCCGAACTCCGACCGAGTGCGGTAGATATAGGACATCTCGACAACGCCTTCGCCACCCTCGGGGAGAGACACCCTGATGGTCCGTTTGAAGTTTTTGGGCCGAGCGCCCAGTTTGATTTTCACCACAAAACCCCCGAAATGTTTGTTCTTTTTATCCTGGCCCGGCGCCTGCGAGCCTCCGGGCCAGGGCACCATTGCTTACGAGTAGCTGATCGTGCGGCCGAGCATGGTCAGGGCCGCGGTCACCTGGTTGGCCTGGTTGACGTTGAGCGAAGGCACCTCGGACACGGCCAGGTAGCCATATCCATACGAGGAGGCCCCGCCGGACAGCACCATCTTGAACGCCACCTTGGCGAGCCGGCGGCTAATGTTCAACATCGTCTGGTAGTTGGCATTTGACGGGTCGTGGCCAAGCGTCAACGTGATTGAAGACGCGTTGAAGCCGGTGGGCACGTTGATGGCGTTCCGTTTTGCCAGCGGGTGGATGGTTGTGAACCGCGGGTCACCGCCGGAAGTGCTGATGGAAAGCACCTGGGGAATCTCGATCCAGGTTGAGACCTTATACGCGGTGGAGTTGGCGCCGCCGCCAGGGGCGAACCAGTTGGTGTCGCTCGTATCGAGACCAAGCAGCGCGAACGTGTCCGCGGTGAGCTGGTCTACCTTGTAGACGGTGTCAGTCGCGTCTTCCCAGCCAGATACCAGCAAGACCTCATCACCGTCAACGAACCCATGCGCCGTGCTCGTGCACACAGCCGGGTTGGCGTTCGTGATGCCGCTGACCGTTGTGGCCGAGCCGAACGTCTGGCTGAAGAAGAACTTCGCACCTTCTGGAAATGAGTATGCCATGACTTACTCCTTGAAATGCTTGATGTTTTTCCGCAGTCAACGCTCCGCCCAAATCTCGAAGTCCTGCATTGCCCCGCGGATTTCGGTGTCCTCGTCAAATGCCGCCTGCAGCGCGCTTTGTGGCCTTGCGACCATGGTCGAGGCCGCGCAAAGCGCCTGTTCGATTTGGAGCATCAGCGCGTTGGCTTCTGCCCTCGTTGCCGCCCACGTGTTGATCTGGACATATGCGCACCGTTTGTCCGGGAGCGCTCCGTCCAGATAGACCGGCGCCTCTCCGCCTATCTGCTGCCACGTCACATACGGGAGCACCGCATCTGCGGGCGCTATGTCTGGATAGACTCGCGGGCAGATGCTGTGCAGGACCGCGTAGAGGGAAGTCTCCAGGCTCATTGCAGTTCATCCTCAAGCTGCGACAGGATGTATTCCTCTGCGAGCTCCGCAGCCTTAGGCATGAGAGCCGCCGCTGGCCGAACAAACGGCGCCGCCGGCACCTGTTTCGGCTGCGGGAGAGGCCGCGTCTTGTCCGTCCAGAATGTTCCGGTCCTCTGGTCGTACACCACCTGGTAGCGCTGGAGATGCCCAAACTCTACCAGATGGCCGTGTGGCGCTTTTTTGTGGTTCCAGCTTATGTGATACGTTGCTTGGTGTTCGTCCGAGTTGTCTTCACTGAATGCGTGATAAATCGCATTGCGGAGGTTGCCGGTCTTGCTCGTCGGGCGACGCTCCACATTGCGCAGAACCTCCGTGTAAAGAAGCGCTGCGGCCTTATGTGCGGCAGGGCGCACCGCCTGCTGGATTTTCTTGCCGATTTGCTGGAGGGCATCCTCGGCTGCAGACGGGTCCGCCTTGACCGTGATGTTCAATGACGGGTTCATCCGACCACCTCACACACGAGATCCACGTGCTCGGGAGACCCCGGGAGCACCGCAATGATATTATACGTTTTGCCCTTATAACTCACCCGCATCGAGTGGTCGATGTCCTCCCGGTAGCGGATGCGGATTGACGCCCGAGCCACCGACGTTGGGGCACCTGCGTGGATCGCCTCGAGGCCCTGCTGGTGGCGCACATCGGCCCACACAGTCGCATACGGAGACCACGTCTCCACCGGCTGGCCGATGGCGTCAACGGCCGTCCCTCGGCGCTCTATGGTCACCCGGTGTCGCAGCCTCCCGGCGTACATCACAGCCCCCATGTGCGCCGATACGGGGAAAGGAGGAACCGCACGGCCAGCGGCGTCTCCGCCACAGACTGCGGTTGCCCTCCAATCACCGCCTCTCGGTGCGCGTAGTAGTGCCCCACCAGGAGCAGGATGGCCGAACGAATCGCGGCATTGATGACGATGCCCGATGTGTCCTCCCCCTGCGCCACGGCGTCGGCGTAAACCCGCCGGTCCAGGATGTTCTCGACGGCCAGCTCTGCCGCGTCGATGTACCCCTGGAGGAGCGAATCCTCGTCGGAGGTATCCACCCGGCAGTGGAGCTTCGCCTCGGCGAGAGTAACAAGACTCACCGGCTACTCCTTCGCCTTCCGGCCACGCCGGGTGGCTTGTTTGTCGTCAGCCTTCGCCGGCTTCGCGTGGACGTATTCCGCGCACTTGGCTTCTTCCACCAAGTGGCGGGCCGTCTCCTCAGAGCACCGTAGGATATCGCCGGGGGCGAACGCTCCCCAAGCGGAAGACGCGCCGAACGTGATGAATCGCACCTGGACCATATTAGCTCCTTATTCAAGAGAGGCCGCAAGGGCCTCTACCATTAGGCCGGCGTCAAATCTCCACCGCGCACCGCGCCGGGGACCTCTGTCGCCAGGGCCAGGCGGCGCTCCGCACGGATGGTGATGAGGTTCTTTGTAAAGTTGTCCGCGTCAGATTCCGACATTTCCACCACGACGCCTTCGCGGTTGTATATGGTGTAAGCCTGGGAGAACGCGCCAACCAGGAACGTATCCGCAGCCACGCCCACAGACTGCACGACCGGCACGCCAAAGAGGCGCATCACCCCGGCAGCGTCTACGCTGACGCGGGCCTGTCCGGCGCTGGTGGTCATCAGCTCAATCTCGATGGCCGCAAAATCCACCGGGTTGAGGAGGATTGCCTCGGCAGGATACCCAGCCGCCCAGCAGTCGGCGATGCATTTGCGGATGAGCACCAGCTTTGTCAGCGTGGACCCCAACGCGGCGGCCGCATACCCATGCGCGGTGTAGTTGCCGGTGTTGAACATGCCGCTAATATTGGGCGCGGTGCCGTTCCCGGTACATAACTGCGACTCGACCTTCCGCTGTACGCCGTAGCGCATCCGGTTGTTGACGTACGCAGCAAGCGCAGCGTTGTCCGCGGCAAGCTGGCGGCTGATCTTGATCCAGTGTGCAACGGTGCTCACCGGCATCGTCACCAGCGTCCACGTGAGCGAGGATTCCGGCTTGGCAACGCCTTCCGCAGTCTCAGCAGCGGCGTTGGTGAAGACGTCTTCCCTGGTGAACTCAATGGCATTACTCGTGGTCGTGGTGCTGCTCAGGAGCGACTCAATCGTCAGCGCGGGGGCAGCACCGGGGACAATCCCAGGCCGACGGTCCGGGGCCACAGTGGTGTCGGAGCCGGTCAGGGTGTTCTTTACTTCAACGCGGGCCTTCTGGGCGCGCCCACTGAGGAAATCGACCACAGCGGCGGCCTTCACGAACTGGGCGCCCCAAGAATCGTCTGTTTTTTCGGACGGAACCTGGGCGCAGCCTTTCTGCTCGAGGGCGAGCAGCCGGTCAGCCAGCTCGCGCTGCTGTGTGGCCAGGCCGTCCAAGGCGGCTTTCGTTTCCTGCGACACCCGGCCGAGCGTTGCCAGCTCGCCGTCGGCCTTGGCCGACATAGCGGCCATGGTGGCCTCAAGTTTGTCCAGCGCAATCGTTACCTGTTCGATCGACATGATCTTCCTCCAGGGATGTTCAGTCTAGTTTCGGGCCGCCAGGCGATGCAGCCTGGAGGCAATCTCTGCCAGCGCCTTGGCCTCGGCATCTTTGGCAGGCTCCCCCTGCAAGATGTCCTTGGCGCGGGCCACCAAGGCAGCGGCGGCCCGCTTCCCGAATCCTGCTTCCCGCAGGAACCTCTCAAGGTCGCGAATTGTTTCGATATGTTTGATTTGTGCCAAAATATCCGCCCGCACAGTCGCCAGGTCGATGCGGGCCGCTTCGTCCGCGGGGAATACCACGGCAGATATCTCCACGAGGTGCGTCCAGCGGTGGATTATCCGGCCGCTGTCGGCCTCCTCATAGTCGCCGCCCCGGAGGTACCCGCCAATGGACAGCCCATCCAGTGTGCCGTGCTTGAGCGCGGCGTGGACATCCTGGGCGAGCTTCAGCCCTGGGGTCAGCTCCCCTTCGACGTAGAGGCCTTTGTCGTCCTCCTTCGCGACGGTCCACTTCCCGATGGGCATGGACCACCAATCGTGGTTCCAAAACATCTTGGGCATGCCATGTGTCTTGAGCGTCTCTGCAAACGCCCCTGGGAGGATGGTGTCGCCCTGGGAATCGACCCCGTTGAAGACGGACGCATACCCGGCGAACCGCCCGGACTCTCCGTCCATCTTGAGGTCCACATCACGAAGAGGAAGCGTCTTCTTGAGTAGCATCTTTTGCTCCTTGCTGCCGCCCCAGCATGGTCAGCGGCACGAGGTTGACTTGCGCGGTCAGCTCGTCCGCTCCGGGCATTGGGGGGAGATTTTCAAGCTGTCGGCACTCATTGCGCGTGGCGATGCCGTTCTGTACCAATTGTGCGTACAGCTCGGAGCGGTCCTTGGCGTTCCCACGCAAGAGCGCGTCAAAATTGAATTCTACCGCCATCCTGGCCCGCTGCCGAGGAGTCAGCACCCGCTTGGTCACGGCCTGCTCGATGGACACTAGGATGGGGCGGATTGAGAGCTTGTACCACCCGTCAATGATGGTCTCGATGCCGCTCCCCCACGTGGTAACGTTTGAGTGGTGCGCCAGTACAGGCGGGACATCGAACCAGCGGCAAATCTCTTCTATTCCGAACTGCCGCGTTTGGAGAAGCTGTTGGTCCTCTGGGCTAAGCCCAAGCTGCTGATATTTCATGTTTGCTTCAAGAACGAACAGCCGCCCGATAGACGACCCGCTTGACAGCTCGCCAAAAGATGCCCGTATGGCGTCCCGCTGCTCCTTCTTGAGGACCGAATCGACCAGCAATACGCCTGTGGGCTTGCCGCCGGCCCCAAAGAGCTTGCTCGCGGTCTGCTGGGCCTTCTGGATCTCGTCGGTCGTCAATCGCATGAAGTCCAGCTTGGCAAAGCCTACCGTCCCATTGCCGAGATTCCGCAGGTGGAGAACGTTTTCCTCGGCCAAGACGGCGGTGACATCCTCAACGCGGTACAGGTACACCACAGACCCATCCGGGAGCACGTTGACCTCGACCTGGTCAGCCGCCATCGGCCACAAGGCCACGGCCTCGCCGTTCTCGTCGCGGTCGATGCGCGCGTACGCGTTCCCGCGCAGGTCATGATTGAGCATCATGACGCGCCAAAAATCGTATGGGGTCATCCGGGCGTTGGGAGAATCGTGTAGCAGGCTGTAGAGCCGCGTGTCCCGCGCTAGCTCCTTCTGCCCGCCGCTGAGGCGCCGGTAGACGAAGAGTGGCAGAGATGCCACTGTATTGGCGCGGCGCTCAACGCACGACCATACCGCCGCCAGTTGGAGCGCCCCGTCCGCCTTGATGTCTTGGACATCGGCCACTAGCACGCTGCTCGGCCGGGTGACCTGTTGGCCGTGATAGTCCGACAGAACCCCGCCGCGGGAGAGGCCGAACCAGCCGAGAAGAGAAGAAAGGAATTCGCCCACTAAAGAACCAATGGATCTGACAAGAAGTCATCGAGGGACGCGGCTGCCTTCGTCGCCATCACGCCAATGGCCATAGCCAGGGCAACCATTCCATCTATACGACCAGCCCCTGATTTCACAAACTTCCTACTCCCTGCCGGGTTTTGCACAATCGTCGCATTCCGGGCGCACATCTCCAGTATCGGGTGGCCGCCATGCCGCAGCTTCCGCGCCAGTAGAAGCGACTCCAGCTCACGTATCGCCGGGGACATCGACACAAACCCCTGCCCAAAGTCGACGAACCTCTCCAGCTCCTCTTCGCTAAACCCGGCGCGTTCCAGCCACGGCCGTAAGTGCTTCATGTTGTATCGGTCAAAGGCCAGCGCGTCAATATGATAACGGTCAAAAATATCGCGGAGATATCCGGCGACATACTCGTACTCTATGGCCCTTCCCGGGGTCGTCTGGAGATATCCTTGCTTGTGCCACAGGTCATACGGCACCCGGTCTTTGCGGGCCTTTTCCTCCAGGCCTTCCCGGGGGAGCCAGAACGTCGAATGGACATCGCCGTCTTCGCTCACCAGAACCAATGCCGTGAGGTCGGAGACACTGGATAGGTCCAGTCCGCCGTAAACCACCTTTTGGTCCAACGGTTCCGGCTCGGCGGCGTTTTCCTCCCACACCAGCTTGGAGACAAACGCCTCCTTGGTCTCAACTCGCTGATTGCACACGAAGTTTCGATAGGCCGCCTCCCGGCTCGGCAAACGCCGTGCCTCTTCGAGCTGGCGGCGAACCTCGTCGTGGTTCATCAGGTGCCAATTGGGCTGCGCTTTCGCGACCTCGCCAATGTCAAAGACATCGGCATCTTTTGGGACTGAGTACAGAACGCACTTCACCCTGGGGTCTGCGCCGGTGAGGGCGTCATCGATGAGCAGACTCAGCAGGTCGCCGTCATCTGGCGCCTGCGTGCTGATGATGATGGACAAGGGGCTGGCCTGTGCTGCGGCTGCCGTCTCCAACGCCTCGTATAGGTCGAACCGTGGCCCCCGGACCTGCCCAAGCTCGTCGTGGACGACCAGGGACGGGGAGAGGCCAAGCGCTGTAGACGCATCTGCCGACAATGCCTTGTAGGTGGTCCCAAGTGCGGGGCAAACGAGAGACTTCGCACTGTCCTTCACGTGGACGTACTGCGACAGCTCTGCGGACATCCTGACCATCTTGGCGGCCAGGTTGAACAGGATGGCCGCTTGGTCCCGGCTCTGGGCGGCGGAAAAGAGCTGCCCATTGGGGACCGCCTCCGGTCCCACCAAGTGGAGCAGCAACAGCATGGCGCTGAAGCTGGTCTTCCCATTCTTGCGGGGGATGGAACAGATGAACGTGCGCGTGGGAGTCCCATAGATGAGCTCAAGCCACTCGGCCTGGGCCGGGGAGACCTCAACAGGCTTCCCCACCAGCCGCCCCTCTGGCACGCGCAGATGCTTCTCTATCCATCGCAGGTTGCGCTTCGCCCGGGGAGATAGCTTCATGTGCACTCCGCATCAGCCTCCCACGGCTTCTTTGCCGTAGGCTCCCGCCCCATGGCGCGGGCCAGGGTCTTGTCGTCGATAGATTGGCGGGTGATTCGCAGCCGGGTGGCCAGCGATGAAGCCGCCCGGCATTCTCGCTCGTGCATGACGAGCAGCCGGTCATATCGCTTGAATCCGTCCTTGTCTGCGAGCCATGCCGGGTCGAACGCGCGCAGCTCTTCCGCAAGGAGGCGGGCCTGCACGACGTGCCGGCAGTACATCTCCAGGAGCGGACCGTGGACTTGCGTGAATGCCCCAGCGGGCTGGTCATTGACCACCTCAAGCCAAATGGCCCGCTCGGCGGCGGGGAGGTGTGCAGGCGGCGCGAGCCGCTCAGGC